CTACTCTGCTATCAAATGCTCCTGCTGCTGGATTTGATGCTGCAGAAAATATACCTACCTCAGTAATCTCATATCTTTCTTGGGTTGGAAGTTCTGCGGTTAGGACAACTTTTGATTGTCCGTCCTCATCAACAAAGCCTCTAGAAATAATAGGCATACGAATCATTTCAAATTCTAAAGACTTTTTATTTTTCATTGCTAGTAACTCGGCAGGACTAAATGGATGATCAGAGACAACTGGCTTTGTTCCACAGCCTATGGCAATGTGAGATGCATAGGATGTGGTCTGCCCAACAAGGTACTTTGCCAAGATGTTTTTACCTGAATTAGTTATCATTTGTTACTCCCCTAGTATATTGTATCATCATAAGTCCCTCCAGCAGTTAATATTTCAACCTCTACCTGCTCATTTTCCTTTACGTTTATTAGATTAATCACAAGGTCTCCGCTTATTGGGTCGATGTATATAGACTTTCCATTATAGACCTTTACTCTTTTTGTTAAGTCTGGATTAGTTCCGATCAAATCATATCCGTTGCCATATTTTGGAAGATAGTTGGCAAGTGTTATAGCCAAAGAACTAAAGAATGAGTCGGCAGATTGAAGTCTTAAAACGTTGTTTGGATTGTATTGTAAGTAAAGGTCTGTTAGGTTTTTGATTGGTTCGTAGATTACTGTCTGACCATTTACCAAATCGTGTCTTGATATTGTTGCAAGTTCAAACCCACCTATGTCTTCAAAGATAAGGTCTGTCATTATTTCAATAGCAACAACCTGTTCGCCAAAGATGAGCAAATCAGGTGTTGCAATTTTTACAGAACCAACAGTACTTGTCTTGGCTGGTTTTGGAATTGCTGCTGTTGCTGGCATGCTTGTGTCTGCCATTAGATTACCTCACTTAAATATAATTGCATTTCTGGACCGTTAGAACTTCTTGAGAAGTCAATATTATAGACAACAAATCTGTTAGATGAGTTTGCTGCAATGTCTATTCCATTTTCTTTATAGTCTAGCGTCACTATATCTCCAAGTTGGATTGTTGGAATAGAAAATATCTTAACCCCCAAAGACTTTCTTGGTTTTGATATTTTTGTAACAATCCATTTCATCAGTTCTGATGCCTCGTCTTGTGATTGAATATAGGCAGCATCCAAAGAGAAATCTTTTTTACCATGCTGCATTCTGCTAAACTTAATATCCTCATAGTCTAGTTTAAATTTAAAAGGATTTGAAATTAATTTATCTGCAACAAATTTTGGATCTGACATAATACTGTTCTTACTAAAGTATTGATCAACCGTTAAGGTATTATTTGACTGCTGAGTAAAAGTAATTCCTTGTATTCTTAGATAGTTTCCGCTAGTCTCATCTAAGTTAAGAGCAGTATCCGTTGCATTAAATACTAGGAACTCTGCCCCGTATGAACCTGCCCTAAAGCCAGATATAACAAACCCTTTTATGCTGTTGAATGTAGGAGAAACTTTTGCAGTCAGGGCTGGGAATGCTTTGTCATATCTAAAACTAAACTCTGCCACTTCTCTCATTATGCTTCCAAACTCTTCAAAATAAATATTATACTTCGGTGGTTCGGAAGATCCAATGCCAGTAAGGTATGTGTTTTGAATAAGACCACTAATAGCATACTTTCTAAAAGAATTGCTTGCATCAATATCAGCATCTGCAAAAATAGAATTGACCACAGTTCCCAAAGAAAAGGATGTGTTCTGAGAGTAGTTGTTGCACAAGGCATAAACGTTCTCAAACATTGCTCTTGAAGATCCTCTAGTGAATAGTGCAATATTAGAGTACTCTGGTAATGGATCTGTATCGTCTACTGTCTTTACCATGGTTCCGTTTATATATAGATAGAATCTTCTTATCTTTCCTATGTTTTCGTATTCTACTGCCAAATCATATACCGTTGGATTTTCCTCAGCAAACATTCTTGATTGACCAGTGAACCTACCATCATCTACAATAATCTTAGCCAAACCTTTATATAGTGGTACTGGAATTGCCTTTCCTCCACTAGACTTAACTTTATAGAACAACACATTCTGAACATCTTGTTTTTCTCTTTCTGACAACTTGTTCAAACCAAGTGCTGCAATTTCAAAGTAATACCCCACATTAGTGGTTGGATTTAGCATTACTGCTATTCCAGCAGAACCTCCAGAGATTGTAACATTTTTATCTGGGGTAGAACCAGTTACAACATAATATGCTGCTGCTCCGTTAGCAGTTTGTCCTCGACTTTGATCGTTTTCTATTTTACCAATTAGTCTAACTCTTGTGCCAAAGTGCTTATATTTCTTGTCTGTTAAAGGCTTGTGCACATAAGAGATAAAGTCTCTTGGTTTATCTTTTGTTGTAAAGTTTGGTCCAGTTAAAGAAAATGCTGATGATTGAACAGACCCAGGAACTTGCTGAGTCTTTGTAGTTATTTCTCCTGTTAGAGCAGTTGACAAGAAATTTTTAATAAGTCCTGTTCTTGTTGAGGTTCTTGCTAAAGCATCTGATGCAACGCCACTGCTTAATGTTTTTCCTGCAGCATCTATAGTTGTTGCTGGAGAATCAGTCTTTGTTTCAAATAAATATTCTGAAGCCATAGAGCAGCCCTTTACGTTGTCATCAGATTTCCAATAATCAGAGATACCAGCAGAATGCTCTACAACTGTTGTTCCAAATTGACCACGACCATGCTTTGCTACTGGACCATTCTTTAACTTTAAGACACCAGGCATCTGCTCATAGTTTGGCACAGAATAAATTCTTACAAGGCCAGTAGGGTAGATCTTCCCATTGAATGGCAACTTAGAAAAGTAGTTCTGATATTCTTCAACCGATGATATCCAGACATTACCAAACCCACTAACATTATATTGAACGGCATCATATTTTATAACCTCTCCACTAGAGTAGAAGTATCCGTTGTATCTTGTTATCCAGTATACTGCTTCTCCTAGGCTGAAGGTATTATTGATTACGATACCGTTTTTTACTTCTGGGACTTTATCTGATAGGTTAGAGTTTAAAGGGATGGCAGCAAGAACGTATGAGGACATTGTGCCAACTTCGTTATTGATTGACTTTGTATTTTCAGTACCAGACACTTCCCAAAGTAAGGCTGGCTTGTAAGCATACATTCTTTCATCTTCTAATAGGCCTGCCTGCCTTAAAGTTCCAATGGATCTTTGAATGTGTCTGACGGTATAGTTTATCGAGCCTCCGTTATAGATAGCGTTTGATTCATTTGATACTGAGATAACGTTTGCCAGTTTAGAGTTGTCGACTGTTTTGTTTTTTATTTCGTTTTCTTCATATAGATCGTTAGTCCCTTTAAGGGCAAAGGTGGTTGGTCTTTGTTCTTTAGTTGGCATAATATAGTCTTTGCTCATCATAACAAAATTGTTGTATTCGTCAAAGAACATTGCTGTCTGTGTTGACACTGCCAAATCTTGTAGGACTTGAGCAACACTCTTGTCTGGAGCAACAAAAAAGAATGGCATAATCATTTCTTTTTCATTTAGAATTCTTTTAAATGTGTAGTTAGAAAAACCAATGCTGTCTAACAGTAGAGACACTGCAGAACTAACAGAAACCTCTGTCATTAATATTTCTGGGGCTGTAAGTGATTCTAAATACCAGTACATGTCTCTTAATGTTATTGAGATTTTTTTATTCTCTAGGTCTGTTTTTGGAAATGAGTCTGAGTACAATGTCTTCATTGGAACCCAGTAGTCCCACCCATTAACATTTATAATAATTTCATAAAACTTAAACTGTACATGGCTGTCCACATATTTTGATATGATGCTACCTTGGCCAGTATCAAAAGAAAAAGGATTGTTATCATTAAAGGCTTGATCATGATCAAAGATACTAACACTTCCATTTGACGCAACCAATTGACCAACAGGCAAACCACTTAGACCTAGGTCAGAGGCACTCTTGTTAATTGAATAACTGATAACCTTATCAGAAAGATTCATAGTAAGCCTTGGAGATATTTCAATCAGATCAAATGTTGAGTCTTTTGATGTCATAGAATCTACAACAATTCTAATTCCAGAAATAAATTCAAACTCTCTATACTGAACTCTATTGTTTAATGGGTTTACAAACTTTGCTGGAGATGTTGCATCTGTAAGGAAGTTGGTTAATCTGTCAACAGTCTCATCTTGAACATACCAGCCATATTTTGGAGTTACAACCTCATAGGCTGATCCGTTCCAGATATGGTAGGCACCTATATCGTTTTCATTTGCTTTAATAAGATAAGCATATCCAATTACAGACTGCTCAGGAAGAAGGGTTTCGCTTGAATAAACCTCAGCAAAAACAAATACATTTCTCCATTCCTCTGGGACAATAAATCCGTAAGCAATTTCAACATACCCATCGCTTTTAATAATTGCAGAACCATCTCTTCTTCTTTTTGATGGGTCAAAAGAAATAATGTCTTGCCAGTTGTTGTCTTTTAAAAATTGAATCTTCCATCTACTTGGAACCTTTTGATTTACTTCTCCATAAAATGGATCAGTAAAAGATCCTGTTGAAGATGAAAACGGTCCTAGGTCTTCGGTTCCAGTATGGGTTTGCATTTTAACTACAACTCTATTTGTTGGCACCTGATCTTTGTATACTACGAAAGGGCAAGCATCTTCAATAGAGTTTTGAGAACCACTTACCTTTGAAGAAATTCCATACTCTTGACCAGACTCAGTTCTGTATGAGGTCCAGTATTTAAACTTGTCTTTTTTCTCTGGCATATAATATCTAGGTCTGTCTGCCATAAACATGTTAGGGTAGTGCAGTTTGCCATTTTCAAAATATACTGCCTTGTTGATTCCAGACCTTGGCCTAAATCTTTCAAAACAACTCTCTAGAGAGTACAGGGTCTGTGTTTTTTCTTTTTTAGTTAAAAATGTAGTTGGAGTATTATCATTTTCAAAAGTGCCATCAATTAAAATATCTGCATCAGTTGCTCCTGTATAAAAATTTCCAGCATCATTAATATCAAAACTTGTTGGCAAAGAAGAATATATAGACGCTGGCTGTGTAGGCCTATATCTATAGTTTCCAATATGTCTAATATTGTTTGTTCTGTTCATATTTAGTTCTGCAATGACTGCCGACTTATTCCTAACAGTATCAGCACTTTCTAAAAATGCTTTTAAATCTTTGTCTTCAAACATTATACTTCTTCCAAAGTGACTGAGACATTCCAGTAATCAAACTTGTTTGCTCGTTTTTCAACAGAGTAAGAAAAGTCGCTAATAAACATTTCAATCAATTGATTGTATTGCTGAAGATGTCTATATGGTTCTGCAGTTCCTTTAAAGATGCCTTTTCTATCATAAGCAAGAAAAACCCAGAAAGATCCTTTGTGTGAGTCATACCACTCAAGCATATCAGCACCACCTGCTCCTCCATCTGTCGTGTATGACTTATTTGTAGAGAGTCCAGTTTCTGTATCAAATGTTGGAATATCGTTATGAGACCTAGATGGGATTAGTGACCAACTGGTACTTAAAGTTAGTTTGTCAGCAATATGATAGGATCTCATACGGCCATTAATCATTCTTTCTCTTTTTTCTATTCTTTCATTTTTAAATTGCAAAGGCATTCTATTATCATCAGTAATCAACAAGAACTGATCTGCCAAAGATTGATCTAGTTCCTCTGTATCTGCTCCTACTTCATACCCATTAGGGACATAAAGACCATCTTGAAGTGTACCCGAATTTTCAGACCAAAGCATACCACTGGGTCTGTGATATTTCTTACGGCCCAACATGTAGGCAACTCTACGGTCTGGTGCTGGATTAGTCATTTAATGATACTCCTCTAACTCTTCTGCCTTCAACATTTCTAATTGTCGACATAACTGCCTGTGCAATCTCATTAGGGTTTGCATCGGTCTTGGCATTTACTGTTAACGTATATGTATTATTATACACTGCCCCACCAACAGAATCACCATTATTAATTTTTCTCATTGTGTCTACCCCATACTGATCTACAGCATACTTACTCATGATAAATTCTCCTGGAGTTAGCATTGCTGGAACTGTATCAGTACCCTTTGCAAATCCACCCTTAGCAAATTTTACTGGATCAATTAATCCACCCTTTGCCTTAAATCTATCAAAGAATCCTGACCCACCACTCCTTGCTGCATTTGCTGCTGCATTCTCTGCTGCTTCTTTCGCTCTAAAAGATGCTAATGCATTTGCTTGTGCTGCTATTGCATTGGATGCTGCCAAAGCCTTCTCTGCTGCTTTTAGTTGTGATGCTATAGATGCTGCACCGATTGCACCGCTTTCTCCTGATGCTAGAACACTTGGGATTACCTTTGCTGCAGCCAGGGCTGCTCCTGCTGAGTCTCCAGCAGCCTTTGCTGCTGCATAAGTTGCTGCTGCAGCCTTTGATGCTGCAGTTGCTGCTGAATCTGTTGTTGCCCCAGTTACTGCATTTGCTGCTGTCTTTTCTGCTGTGACTGCTGCTGCTGCTGTTGCTGCGTTATTTACTACGGTTGTCTGTGCATTTTTAACAGCAACTGGTGTTGAGTTATACTCCTTTAATTTGTCAAGAATAGTTTGCCACTTGTCTGCAATCGCACCTACTGAAGCAAGCAATCCTCCAAGCACACCATCAAGGTTCTTACCTGCAAGAGCATTAGCATCAATCTGGGCTTGGATTCTGTCCCACTGTAACTTTGTCTTATCCAAAACTGTTATGTTCTCAACCTCTTTATCTATTCTCATCTGGAATAGTTCGTTTTGATCTGTAAGTCTTTTAATTTGGTCTTCTAGTGGTTGCAGTTTATTTTTTTCTATTTCATAAATTAGGTCTTGCTGGTCTCTAATTGCACGGGCTTTAAGTTCTTGCTCCTCTTGCTTTGCATAAATTAAATCTTCTAGGCCTCTAATATCTTCAAGAATCTGAGTTCGTCTTGGATCAGTTTCCATTTCATAAAGTGCTTGAGCATTTGCAAATTGTGCATCATCAATTTCTTCTTGAGACAAGCCAGTCTGTGCTCCACGAAGACCCTTGATCTCATTTTCTCTAGACTGTTGCAAAGCATCTGCGGTTGCAGTTCCAAATCTTTGTGCCGACTGTGCACGGGCATCTTGTGCTGCTCTGGCTGCTGCTGCAATATCTCCGCTAGTTAAAGCACCTGCAATATCAAGTTGGCTCTTTTGCTGATTTGTAATTTCTTCATTTATCTGTGCAACCTTTTCAAGAGCCTCTGCTTGCTTGTCATACTCTTCATTAATCTTCTCTGCTTGATTAGCCATGATTGTGGAGTCATTAGACATAATAGCATTTGCCTTGTTAATTTCCTCCATGGCACGATCACCAAACTCAGGATCCATCTCTAAGGTTCTTTGCTTGTCGCTAATCTGCTCCTGCATGTCTTCTATAGGTCTTGTATAGTTTAGTTCAATTTCTCGTTCAGCATCAGCAATGCTACGATTGATCAATTCAATCTGATCTCTATAGCCCTTAGCACTCATTTCTGCTTCTCTAATTGCCTTGTTGTTAGCATCCATTGCGTCAACCATTGCAGTTGTTCTTGGATCTGCTCCAGTTCTTAGCATCTGCTCTTGAACAGCAAACATTTCATTTACAATTTCCATGCCAGGTCTAGCAGACTCAGAATAGTTTCCAGAGTTATAGTTTACCTGAATATCAATTATCTTTCTAGCCTCAATAGAGTTTAGGTAGTCTGCTATTTCTTTAGAGTCAACCTTTCCATCTTTGAGGTCTTCAATTAAAGACTTTGCGAGTGCGGGATCATTTAGCACCTCTTGCATTTGATCTGCAGAAAAACCTGCCATCTTCATTGCTGTTCCAAGTTTTGGCATTTGCTCAAGAAGTTTAAACTCCTCATTAGCCTGAATCATTTTTTGACGAAGAGCAAATCTTTCTGTTTCATCTGTAGCCTTTTTAAGATCTGCAATGTATTGTTTTCTTTCTGCACTTCCCTTTTTACCAAGTGCTCCTGCAGCAATAGATGCTGCTAGTGCTGCGTCTTGAACATGCTCTAGTGCTTCTGTTGCACTTGCTCCTTCTGAAACTAATATTCTAAATGCTTTTTCTTGATTTGCAACTTGCTCTACGGCTTCTCTATTTGCAACGTTACCTTCTCCAACGATAGCCTCGTTGTAGAATTTCATTGTCTTCTTACCAGTGTCTGTAAGACTTTCAATATTTGCCTTTGTTTTTGGCTTACCTTTTTTAAAGTTAAAGATGGCTTCCTTACCCTTTAGGTTTGCAATGTCCTTAAAATCTTCAGCAGACATTCCTTTAATCATATCTCTAAACTCTTTTGGAACACCCATCTTGATCATTCTTTGTTGCAAGCCGTCAAAAACCTTGAATGCACTGTCCATGTCTTTCTTTAATTTTGGATTACTAAACGCAGCAAGCATGGACGCTAATGGCTTTGTTGCATCAAATGCTCCATCACGAACATTTTTAATTCTCATTGCAAGATCATCAAGGAAGGCTAGAGGTTTCTTCTTATCTCCTTTGCCACCATCTTTAAATTTTCCACCATCGTTAGATGTTACTTTAGACTTGGTTCTGTATTTTGCTTCTGTTCCTTCTTGTGCAAAAGTATCGCCCACAATGTTCATCTGTTCTAGAGTTGCAGGCTTTCCGTTTATCATTGTTAAAGCCTCAAAGGTTGTTGTGTATTTCTCGTTATATTCTTTTGTGCCTACGTCTCCTGCTAAAAGTGCTGCATTTTCTGCTTGAACTTTTGCCCATGCATCTCTTTCTGCTATTGTTTTAAAATTAGTTGCTGTTTCAAATAAAGTTTTATAAGTCTGAATTGCTTCTTTTCTTACTTCTGGCTCAAGAGATTCATAATACTCCCAATTATCGATTACGCCTTGCAAGTTCATATCAGGATTTTCTTCTACAAAAGCCGTGATTGCTGTTTTTGTTATTGGGTCGGGTATTGCTTCAATTGCTGCAAGATCTTTACCTAGTTTGGCTAAACCTTTTTCACCAAGAAGTTCAATTGCTGCTTGCATATCTACTTCTAGGCCATCAGATGCCTGTAGTAGTGCCAGTGCGTTTCCAACCTCCTCAAACTCTTTTGGATTTTTTCTTGACATTCTAAGCATAATAGTTTTAGCAGTTTTTTTATTAACACCCGTTAGCATAGAAGCAAGTTCTCCCATTTTTGCTCCACCGTGAAGTCTCATTCCAACTGTTAATACTGTGTCCATCTTTTTTAAATCACCACTAAATATTTTTGCCATTCCTTCAATTTGATCTGGGCTCAGTTGTCCAGACTGCATCATGAGGTTCATCTTTGATTCAAAGACCTGTCCTTCATCTTTACTTGCAAACCCTTCCTTACGTGCATTCATCTTGCTACCAATATCTAAAACTCTTTGTGCTGATGCCTCCTGTGCTGTGCCTTTAAATTTTGCTTTTACATCACTCTTCTGTGCATCAAAGAAGGCATCTTCCCGTCTCATGTCATCATTCAAAAATCCAGTAACAAATGGAGACTTCGTATTAGTTGTGCTCTGGATAAGGTCTCTTGCATAACTAGTTTGACGATCTATTTGTGCAACAACAGCATTGTTCATCCTTGCCATTCCTGTTTCTTGTTCTGCCAACATGTCTTTAATTTTTGTGTCTAGTTCTAACTGCTTTGCTTTATCTGTAGTTGTTTCTCTTTGTGCTCTTAATACTTTAAGTTGCTCATCGTAGTATATCGACATTGCATCAGCCTGTGCTTGTGCTGTTTCAACTGCTGATGAAGAAGCAACTGCAAGTGCTGCTGTTTTATCTGATCCAGATGCCGCACCAATCATTCCAAGTGTTCCAATTTGAGACCAGATACTGTTGCTTCCAACTTCGGATCTGTCATCTGAATTAACTTTTCTAACCAATTCTTCAGAAAGGGAAGATGCCTGTTGTGAAATTCTTGCTCTAATTTCTAGAGGATCTGTTCCTAGATCTTCTCCATTTGGACCTATTAGTTTTCTTAACTGTACATTAATTCTTGTTGCAGCAACTGAATCCTTTAAGTTGATTCCCATTTGATACGCAATTTTTTGTCCTAATTCTGGAGCAATAGTTCCATCAGATATCGCTGCTGCAATCTGTAGTGCAAACTGCTCAGCAGCAACTTCTGTTCCATTTTTTGTTGAATTTGCAACAAATGCTGCCTGAAGAGCCTTACCTGCATCTCCTTCAAGGAATTGAGTAGCCTCCATAGTGCTGTCTCTATTTGCCTCGTTATAAGTCTGTAGTTGACCTCCAGATCTTTTCTTATTCATTAATTCAGAAGCGCCAACCTTTCCAGTCTGCTCTCCTATCTTTTTGAGCATATCTGTAGATACTGTTGTTGTTCTAGTAAACTTTGCAATTGCCTCTGCAGTTGCTTGTAATTTTTTATTTAAAAGAAATGCTCCTGCTCCTAATGCTAGAAGAGCAACTACAATTCCTTGCGGTCCAGTAAGACCAGCAAGCATTGGTGCAAACTGGGCCACTGTTGCTACTGCTCCTAAACCAGCCGTTACTGCTGGTGGGGCTCCTGCCATACCAGCAACCATTGCTGCTGTTCCTGCTGCTCCAGAAATCTTTCCAGAAAACTTTCCAACGCTCTCTCTACGCATTCCACGTTTCTTTTCTTTAACCTGCTTTGCTGAAAGAGTTGTTGGCTGCTTCTTTCCATCTGCATCAAGTTCTGGATCAAAAATGATTTGGCCATTCTTATCTCTGGTATAAGTGGATGCTTCTTCATAAGCCTCAACTGATCCCATTCTGTTTTTGCCTAGTTCTTCATTTCCTGACTGACTTCCTGGTGGAACAATTCCATTTTCTGCTGCCATGGCTGCTGCTTCTTTAGCATTGTACTCCTTGAGTCTTGCCAACTGCTCTCTTTTTTCTGCTTCTATATCATCGTTTACGACTGCGATATTGGCAGAAGATGTTGCAAGGTCTTGCTGAGCAACTCCTGTTTGATCCATTGCTGGAAGCATTTCTCCAAGATTATTGTTTGCTGCTGCTGTTAACTGGCCAGTTGTTATTAGGTTATCTGCATTTGTTGTTTGAGCATTTACAGCATCACCAGTTGCCGTTACAAGTTCATCTGTTTGGTCTGCAACTAGTAGGGTTGATCCTGCTGTGTCATCTGTTCCCTCGACAATTCGCTTTAAGCCATCGCCTTGTTCTTGTGTTCCATTAGAAATAATTTCGTTTGATGCTTTAGTCCCGTTTTCTAACTGAGTTGCCTGCATATCTGCTTCTGCTGCTTTTATTCTTGCTTCTGCTGCTCTGATTTCTGCTTCATCTGCCAGTTTCTTAAGGTCTCTAGCATTCTCAGCAGTGTGCATATTCTTGCCACCTTCACGGGCTGCAACTTCTTCCCACTTTGCTGCTTCAGTTCTAACTTTTGCTGCTGCTGCTTCTGCTTCAGATGCCTCTTTGTCTAGCCTGTCGGCTTCTTGACGGGCTTGACCAATGTTAATTGTGTTGCCCTTAATCTTAACACGTGAACTACTTTCATCTTTGATTTGTTGAACAACCTGTGCTTGCGCTGTTGCTGCCTGCTCTGTACTTGCTTCTAATTTTGCTGCTGCTGGGCTAGTTTTTGAAGCAGTTAGAAGTGATGCCTGAGATGTTACTGGTGTTGATGAAACTGAATCTACTGTTGTTGTAGCACCACGCTTTCTTCTTTGTCTATCTAAAGACTTAAGAACTTGTCTTTCATCACGCATCTCTGGTGTATCGATATCATCATAGAAAGCCTTGTTTCCAAGATCCATTTTATCTGTTTTTGCTTGTGTTTCTGCTGCTGATGGAAGTGCAGCATCAGTAAGTTGTGAAGACTTTGTTTTTACTCCAGGAGTTCCCTCTTCTAAACCTTGTGCAAGGCCATCGGCAATGTCTTTTCCAAGACGCTTAGTTCTTCTTGATGGTGATGCTGTCTCTGCTTTTTTCTCTGCATCAGTAAGGTCTGCATCTACATCTTCAGAAATTTTAAGCGAATCAAGTTTTGCTGCTCTCTCTGCATCTGATAGCGGAACAAACCCTGCATCAGAACCAACTTCTGGTGAATTATTCTTTCCAAATCTTCCTCTTACCTTTGCTCTTCCTGATGCAAGTCTTTCTTCTGTAGATCTTAAATCTGCAACTTGTGGAACTGGAATTGCAGCACGTCCTTCTGCATCGTATACTGTGGCAAGCATTGTCTTTTCGATTGACATTGCCTTTCCTTTTCCTGCCTTTTTTTGTTCAGCAGCCATAAAGTCTTTATCAGCAAGCATAGATCCAAGAACTTCTTTTTGAATTTGAAGTTCTCTTTCATTTAATGCGCCATTAGATGTTACCTTTTGAGAAATAGAAAGAATTTCTTCTTCCGTTGCAGAGGATTGCTGTAGTTTTTCTAAATAGACACGTCTTGCATCATTATTAGATGCAAGCGTTTGAGACATTTCATTTTCTGCGTGTGTTGATAAATCCCATAAGTCTGGGTCCCAACCTTCTTGAACACCCTTTTCAGTTGTTCCTATGGCACCAATGTGGCCTCTATCTAATTGAACATTCTTTTTGTCTGGTCTTTGAAGTCTTGGAAGATCTGGTCGCTCTGATGCAAGTCTGTCTCCAGTGTTGTTGGCAATTGTCTGAAGACGCTCATACTCTTCGCCTCTGCCAGCAGCGTACATCTGGTCTCTTACATTCTTGCTAACTCCTGCTTCTCCTGCTGAATGCCCTACAAGTTTATCGTTTGGTCCCGTGGCTCCTGCTGCTGTATTAATTTGTGCTGGAGTAAGTTCTACTCCTCCCATTGACTTTGTTGCAATTCTTAATTCTTGAACAAACTCTGTGATTGTTACACGAGAGTCATCTGCAAGTCTTGCAAAAACTTCTTTAAGAACATCTGCTCCATTTTCAACACCCAGAGTTCCATCTTGCATTGCTGCAGCAAGTTTTTCTACTTGCGCTACAACCTTGTCAGACTTTGGGCTTATAGCAAGTCCAAATGTTTCTCCAGCAATGCTAAAACCAGTTCTTCCTGGATTAGTCTGTGTACCAGTTTTTCCAGTTCCCTTTGCATACTTCATTACTGATCCATTTTGAAGAGCAGCAATTAATTCTGGATTTTCTTTTGCAGTCTGCTTAGTGAGAACAACTTCTCCAGGAGTTAGTAGTGCTGGGACTGTGTCTTTATTTCCTGTACCTGGAACAACTCCACCATCTGCAAACTTCTTGGGAGGTAGCCCTGCTACGGCTCCTGCAGGCCCTGGGACCGAGTTAAACAGTCCTGGTGATGACTGAGCAAGGGCTCTTGCTTGGCTGGCTGCATTTCCATATGCTAAGGCTAATGCATCGACTGCACCTTTTTCAACATTGAATGTAGATAGAAGTTGCTGATGAGATGTGTGAAGAGCATTTGTTTCTGCAAGCAACTCAGTCTGCTGATTAGTTAAATAATCAAACCCTCCACCCAAGACATTGTTTTGTCCGTTAAGTTTAGCAATTCCACCACGAAGCATTGCGAAGAACTTAATTACGTTTGCAATACCGTTAACAAGCACACCGAATGTCATAAGTGCAACTGGGGCAATTGCTCCAAGTACACCTATCATAATTGTTATTACCTTCTTAGTTCCATCACTGAGACCATTAAACTTTGCCAATATCTTTCCAACAAACTCAACGATTGGTGTTATTGCTTGTAAGAATGCCTTACCTACTGGTACTAGTTCATTCTTTAAATTTTCCATGGCTTTTTTGAATTTAGCCCCTGTTGAATTTTCAACTCTTGCCAATTCTCGTTCAGATAAAATTGCTAATTCTTCAATTGATGCTCCAGCAAGATCTAGTGCTCTAGATGCTTGAGTTCCATCTTTTGCAACGTTTTGGAACAATGTTGACATACGAGCAAACTGGAACTTACCAAATAGTTGTTCAATAGCACGAGCACGATTGAGCGGATCTAGTGTGTCTAATGCTCTAGCAAGTCCTACTACTGTACCCTTTAAATTTCCAGCGTTGTTATCTACAATTCCCTTTATGTTAATTCCAAGTCCTGCAAGGAACTCACTAGTCTTTTTTGCTGGGTTAATCATGGAAGCAAGACCAGACTTAAGTGCGTTAGCACCTTCTGATGCGTTAATTCCACCTTCCTTCATTGCAGTCATAAAGAATGCTAGATCTTCAACATCTCCACCAAGTTGCTTTACAACTGGTCCAGCCTTTGGAATTGCAATCGTTAAATCTTCGATAGAAAGAACAGTCTGGTTTTCTACTGCGTTAAGAAAGTTAATTTTTTGTGCAAGTTGTTCTGAAGAAACACCAAAAGCATTTTGTAAGGAAATAGTAGTCTCAAGTGCTTGCTGTTGCTCTACTTGGCCAAGTACGGAAAGTCGTGTTGCTTGAACTACTTGGGCTTCTAAAGCATCACCTTGCATACCCATCGCTGCAGCAGTTGCTGCCATTTCCATTGTGTCCTTTACGGTAATACCGTATTTCGTAAACTCTTTACCCAGTCTTTGGATATTGGCAACTGCTTTATTTGTTGCATCTCCAGAGGTTGTTATGTCTCCATAAACTCTTGTAAACTTAAGGACTGCCTCTTCCATTTCCATGAATGTTTTTGCTGCTGCAGAGCCAAGGATGGAAAGAGGAATTGTCAAACCAACCATCAACTGACGTCCTGCCCACTGAGTGTTCTTACCAAAGTTTAGGAGGTTTGTTGATCCTTGCTTTAATAACTGATTCAAGAACTGTTGGCGTTGTGCAGCCATCTGAACTCTTGTTGCGTAGTCAGCATACTTGCCGTTAGCCATTTGTAGGTGCTTTGGAACTACCTGCAAAACCTTGACAAGGTCACCATTGGCATTACCCAATTGAATGTACTGGGACTGAAGAAGTTTTACTCTATCTTTACGAGCACGGTTAATAATCTCACGCTCTTGTGCAAACATTCCTTTAAAGGTTTTTGTGTTTGCCGTCGCTGCTGCTGCTGTATACCTAAAGTACTCTCGCATAGAGAGTTGGTTCTTTTCAAGAGCCCTAGTAAAAGATCCTGTACTTGTTGCTATCTCTTTTTGACTTGCAACAAATTTTCCAGTCGCATTGATTGCTTGGATTAGTTGAGAATTAAGGCCCTTCTGGGCATTCATTGCTGCAACATTACCCTGAGTTAGGGATTGGTTAAATGTGCTTAATCCAGCCTGTAATTTACGAAGAGATGCGAGGGCTGCTCTGGTATCAAAATTAATACCAATATTTGAGTTTACATCAGCCACTCATTAACACCCTCTTCTTTATTTGATTGAGTTTAGAAGACCAGTTGCATCTGCCAGTTTCATACCTGACGCTGCATCAATAATCTTATAGACTGTAGGAAGATCTAGATTTTCCTCAATCGCCTCTCTGTTGTCTGCTACTAGTGGCAGATATTGCTTAAATGCAATCTGCACACAGTCTAGCAAAACGTTCATTGACTTTTCGTTATCTTCTGCCACTTCCTGTAACTCATTAAACTTCTGCATAAATGGCTTTAGCAATGAGATCTTTAGTGGTCTTACTTCAAACTTTGTTCCATCGATAAGATGTAGTTCTTCTTTGTCTTCAACTTTTGTAGACATTTATCCTCCTTATAAGGTTTAGTTAATTATACCATAGCACAGGCTTATTTTTTGGCTATTCGTAAACCTCGTAAGTGAGGCCCATTCCAATTCCAAACCCAGCCCTTTCTGCATTTTTGCCCTGCAGAGCCATAATGTCGCTTCCGTCTGTTGCCTTGCCTTTGCTAAATACCCTGGCCTTCATGTCTTCCCATTCATTGCCCTTCTTTGACTGCTTATCTAAATCAATACCCTTCATTGCAGCAAAAAACTTTTTATCATTATATTCTAGTTCTCTTTTTATTTCAAGTGTTGCGCTTAGTTCTGCCATAGATAAAGACTCTTCTAATTCTTCATAATCTTTCCATATTCCAAGAACAAAAACCTCTGACTCCAGTTTTGCTAAATCTAAGGTCTCCCATGATGAGCCACTTTCTACTGCTTGAGATTTTACTGGCTCTTCTGATTTTTGATTAATTTTAATTCCTGCTGCTATATCTAAAACCTCATAGATTGTTGGAAGGTCTAAATTATCTTCAAGGTCCTCTACCGTTTTAATATGTGGGGCATACTGCTTCATTGCTATTAAAGCACAGTCAACTAAAATAGATATTGATTCATTGTCTGTTTTTGCTTCTTTGATTGGCTCAAAGGTTTCTAGAAAATCTCTAAGATATTTTATCTTAAGGGGTCCCGCAGAAATCTCTGTTCTATCTACAAAATAGAACTTTCGTTTTTGATATATACTAGTTGCCATTATACAAGTATACCAAATGGAAATGGAAAAGCCCAGACTTTCAAGGGTCTGGGCTAGTCCTATTAAGTTATATTATACGAGTGAACGATCTACGATCTTACCGTATGATGCGTCATCGTTTGGAAGAAGACGGAATGAAACTTCAAACATTGAAGCCTCGTCACGCTTTGCTGATACTGTTACGCTCTCGATTGAGAGTGCACGGTATGCAACATAGATTCTTTCCTTTGGATCTAGTGAAGAACCAGAACCTGGTCCTACTGCTACGATTCCACGCTCTAGTGGAACGTCACCGATATCTCCTGCAGACATTCTCATGTCTAGAAGACCTGATACTGAATCGTTTAGATCTGCGTCATCTCCTGCAATTGCAACTAAAAGATTTTCTAGTGTTGCCTCTGCGAAAGATGTATTTAAATTAACTGTCATACCTTGCTTGAATAAACGAGCAACGTCGAGAAGTTGATCTACTGCTACCTCACCAAAATCTGGTTCGAACGCTAGTTCCAAACCATTTGATGTGTAACCGATATTTGTGAACGCACTGTCTGATGTCAATGCATCCTTGTAGGATGTTGCATCTGCTGCTAAATCTGGAAGATCTGTTGCTGCTTGAGCGTCAGTAATCTTTCCTGCAGTAGGGCCTGATGTTACTAATCCTAGTGGACCTGCATTATGTGTAAAAAGTGCTGCTGCACCCACGATAATGTTACTACTTGAACCACGGCTGTATGCCATATATCTCACCTCTTTCATTTTATTAAAAGGGGGTTGTTTCCTCGCTCTAATTATACATGCCGTTTATTATGGTGTTGGTGTTGGTGTTGGAGTAGGCGTTGGCGTTGGGGTTGGGGTAAAGTCTGTCAAAGATGATCCTGGGATTATTCTTCTATCTGGATGCCAGTCATAGTCGATGATTATCTTGTTACCCGCATACGTACGGGCTGTGCCAAAGTCTACGATATCTCTGGTCTCTTCTAGTTGGTATATTTTAAAGTTATGGAAAAAGCATGGCTCAGAGTAATTATCCCATTTATCAATATTTTCTCTTGCCCAACAATTTATCTCTTGTGCTGATACATCTGCATAGTCCAAAAGATCACTAACCTGCTGCTGAACTTTTATCATATTTGCCTGGGCAGCATCACCCACAGAATAAAAGTAATACAACAGTTGCTCACACTTAATGTATGGAAAAGCCTCTCTTCTCATTTTAAACATTCTGTCATAGACACCAAAAACACCGTTGCTATCTGGGAATGTGTTTGTTAGATCATCTATTTGTGTAGGCAAAGTAGGGAAAAAGTATGTTGTTCCAAATGTCTCAGGTCCACCAATAGAGTTATCTCGATCAAAGTTTGGACTTATCTTTGATGCTAAGTAAGCATTAATAATTGTTGGTGGATGATGAATGGTAGCCATTATGCACCTACTCCTGCATTAGCAACCCATGTATATCCAACTGAAAGGCCTTTGCTTCTTCCTCTTGTTTTACCTGCTCTTAAATTTTTCTTATACACTACTGGGTTTTCAAGATATTGTGCAACTCCACTGGTTCTCAAAAATGATTGTGAAAAATATTTATTAAAAAATAGATCCATAGTTTTTTCAAATCCACCCTGTGCTTCAACTCCTCCAGGGTTAGTAACCTTAATTGGTTTTTTCGTAAAGACCATTTCGCCGTCTTCTTCAAAAGCCAGAACATCTGAGTTCCTTGGCTTGATCAATACAGAAACCCCACTTTCAATAATTCTTGCTTTGTCATAAAAAGGTGTCTTTGACCCATCTTGAATTGATTCTGATTGACGAAAAGATGATTTAAATGATAACCCAATGTTACTGGTTGTAAACGATATGTCGTACAGTCTTGCAGCAGGGCTGCCTGTTCGATTCCATTCATAGATGTGGTGTAGCATTTCTGGATTTACTCTAGCATTTGAGTCTACGAACTGCTTCATTATTTCTACTGTCTGTACTCCTAAAGACTTTAGGAATGGGGTTTTTCCTTTTTGAACACCGTCCAAGAAACCAAAAGAATACCTCATAATATTATTCATTTCTTTTTTAAACTTCTTAGAATTGTATACTGGTTTCATAGGTCACCTGATTGATTTTCTGATCTTCTAATAACTAACTTAAATGACTCTACAACTCCGAAAGGACCCACGAATGGTTCACAGGTTGCTATTTCAAAAAGAGTTGGCTTTCCAGATCTAACTCCAGAGGTTTCTATGTATATTAGATTTCCTTCTTGGTCTTTTATATCTGTTATTAATATGTTTGTTAATGCATTCTTGCTATCTCTTGAAGATATTCTTATGTCTGATTTTGTTCTTCCGACCAAGAGTGAGTTCTGAGTAATGTTAACATTTGGCTTTACATCTTCTTTGAATGCTGACCCACCTGATGAAAAACTACATGCAAAGGTTCTATCTAAAACCCATTGCTTTTTAATTGCTCCGAAGTCACCCTGCTCAATGATTGGGTGATAAAGAGAGGCTTGCATTGGAAACATAAAGTCTGGAGTTTCGCAAACTGTCATTACAACACCCCAAGTTTTGTAATAGACTTAGCATACTTAGAAAGTATCTTGTCTACAATTATATTTCCTGTTCCTTCGAAAAGACCCTTATCAAACTGAATTCTGTATTGATCTGTGTTGTAAGAAGAAATAAATCTCTTGTAATAATCTAACTTTCCACACTCTAAATCGTGGACTAGCATCTCTGTTGCTCTGATAATGTCTGATGGAACTGTTGTATATCCATACTCAACAGTTATTAGGTAGTCCCATGTTTTGCCAAACCCTCTATATACAAACTGTGGGTCCAAAGAATCCGATGCTGCTGCTGGTAAAACTAGTGGAGAAGACTCTGCACGATTGATGTTATCAGAAGACTTTTCGATAATCGCCGTCTTGTCTGATGATACTTCGTATTGTCTATCTTCTACTAACTTATTGTTTTCATATACCGCTAAAACTTTTTTAACATCGTCCCAAATTGGAAGATAGTCGGCACCTGTTCCTGTAAAATGTAAAACCTTTTTCTTATAATAAAATCCTTCTGGGATTATTGAGTCAATAATTGCTCTGGCAATTTCCTCATTTAGCGCATAGGCTGCGATGTCTGATGCTGTTGTTGCTTTTGTTGATGGATCAATATATGGTCTAACTATCTCGTATGTTTCATCCTGTAAAATTTGCTCATCTGATGTTCCAAGATCTTTAACAATCTCAACTCTGTATGAAGAGTCGTACTTTCCTGGCAAAGAAATTTCTAGGACTTCTCCAGAAGAAGACTCTGTAAAGGTTGATGTTGAAATTGAAAGGTCCGCCATATCCGTTATGGTAACAGTTATATCTGCATCTACAATCCCCGCAGGAATTACAAAATTAGCAGGTACTTCTGCATATGGCGAAACTCTCAATATCTCCATGCTAAATTACCTTACAACCTTTTGTACTTCTTCGGTTGTTGCTAAGCGAACATGTGCACGAGTTAGCCACTTGTCTGCTTGGTCTTTTGTTACAATATTAACGCCTCTGTATACGGCTCCACCTGCTTCTTCCCAACGAACATTGCTTGTTGAGTAGATAGCGACCTTGTCTCCAAGATCCTTTGCTGGCTTAATATCTTTCTTTGGACCATCTGCTGCCATTGATCCAATAGCACCTGTTTCTGTAAATCCTAGTGACTGAACTGGCTCTTCTGCTGGTGGTGCTTCGACAACTGGTGATTCGACTGCTACCTCAACTGGTGCCTCAACTACTGGCTCTACGACTGGCTCTACTACTGGCTCTGCTACTGGCTCTGCTGGTGTCTCGACCACTGGGGCTTCAACGTGTGCTGGCTCTTCTACATTTTCTACTGAAAACGGCTTGTTGTAATCATTATTTTCCATTGTATCCTCCTTGTTTGTATTATATCATTAAAGTATTAAGGGGGACAGGAGAGTGAACTCCCGCCCCCCATTAAAGGTACTGTTACAGATTACTCATCTGCTGCAGCGTCAGCGAATGCAATTGCATCCTCTTCTTCCCAGTTGATACCGAAGCGAACGAATACAGTGTATTCAATTGTATCCTTCTTCGCTACGTACTCACGGTTTACAGTGATATCTCTCTGGAATCCCCATACACGGTTTGCAGGGAATGTCAAATCGATATAGCCTGCTGGGTAGTAAGGAACTTCCTGAACTTCAATTCCGAGAACACGTGTTGTACGTGCTCCACCGAATGTCTGTCCGATACCATCAAGGTATGACTGGCGGTTTGCCTGGGTTGATCCTGGGACCTGTCCAGCAAATGCTTCTGCTACTGCATCAGCAAGTGTACCGTTGTTCTTAACGATTCCACCGAATGCATCTGTACCTGCGTAGAACTTAAGATTGTTCTTAAGTGCACGGTACTTACGTGGCATTGCATTGATGATGCCCTGCATTACATCAGGTGTCCAAGCATTATCTGCTACGGTCACTACTGACTCATGTGCATCTCCGTTTGTCTTTACCTTGTTGATAAAGCCTGGCATGATTGACAAGAATGCTCCTGTTGCACCATCACCATTGATAGCGAGATCTTCGATATCATTTGCGAATGCGTTGGTCATCAAGCGTACCAAGTGATCTTCTAGAGCGTCACCTTCTACACCATCTTCCAATGATTCTGCTGTTACTTCCCAATCAAGACGAATCTTCTTGGTAGTAAGTTCGACCTTAGAGAATGTTGCACCTGTGTTTGTGTAGTTACCAACTGCTTGCGCTGCTGCACGAATTACACGCTCACCGACGTTTACCTTCTCAAGTTCCATTGAGTTAGCCTTCATTGTTACACGACGGCCATCCTTTGCTAATACTGTTGCATCCCAAACATAGTCGATAAAACGACGTGCCTGCTCAGGGCGCAAAATTCCAGAAGCCGCTGAACCACTAG